TGGCTATAGTTTTAGTAGCATCTAAAGCACCTATAAAGAGAACATTACCACCAGACCCCTCTGTATCCAAAGAAGCACTTACATGCGTTGCTACAAACACATGACTTATTACATTGCTTGTACCAGTAGATGCTGGAAATTCTATATTTGCTGCATTTTTAATTGTTTGTGCTTCAGTAGTATCAGAAGTTAAGGTCCATCCTGATGCTGCAACTTGTTGCCTTGCATAAGCACCAAAGGTTGCTTCTGTTATTGTAGGTGCATCTGTTTCACCTGTAGTATCATTAAAGTTAGACACTGCCGTTGCAAGTCCTACATAAATGCTATCACCAGGTGTACTAAAAGATGCTGCGTTATTTTTAAAAATAAAACTTAAAAGTCTATTTTCTAAAAAGGTGGTTGCTGCATTTGCTGTTGCCATTGTTTACTCCTATGTTCTTGGTCTTGATGGTAGACCAACTTTGTATCCATCTGTGTTTTCTCTTGCTTCGCCTAAGTCTTTTAATCTTTCTATATAAAAAACGTAATTTTTTTCGTACTGAGCCAAAACATCTGGTTCGCCTTTCATATAATAATACGCTTCAATTAACGATCCGTAAAGCAAAGCAAAAGGAGCGTTTGTGCTAATCCAAGTTGTACCGCCATCAGCTCCAGCGGTTATACTAGCTGGTCTGTAATAATAATGTAATTCTAAAGCATAATTACTGTCTGGAGTAGGTGATACAATAAAATTATCAACATCAAATCTTGAATAATATTTAGGAACACCTGTGGTTGAAGCGCTAGGGGTATATTCTCTTAAAAAATTTACATCTTTCTGAAGTAAAAAACCTTCAGATCCAGAGGTTGTTATCTGTAATGAAAATGATGCTAAATAATCGCTTGGTATAGTTAAGAATTGATCTGATGAAGTAAAGGCACTTGTTACATTTTTTCTAAAATAATCTAAATCTACACTTTTAAATATTTTTTCTTCTGCACCTTTTATAAAGTTAGGAAGATTAGTAACAAAAGATGTTTCACTATTATCCGTGTAGTCTTGTATTGCTGTTTTTAATGTTGCTAATGTAAAACTCATTAATTTGTTATAGTGACAGGTCCTGCCGAAGCAATGCCACCACCTCCCTTTTGTGTTATGGTCGAAGTAGAACCACTATTAAATGTATAATTATTATCATCTGTTTTAGTAATCGTAAACCCACTTGCAGACATTATCACTGAACCAAGAACATTTCCTATAGAAGTTACATCTCTAAATCTAACAGTGTCACTTGATGATCTGCCATGATTAGGCTCGTTAACACTTACTGTTGTTGATGATACTGTAATAGTAAAAGGGTTTAATGGTAGCATGTTAGGAACAGCAGTTTCAGTCCTGTCTGGTCTTGCATTTCTTATAGCTTCTGGATCAGTCGGCACTCTTGGAGGAGTTAATTGAGGGTGTTTTTCTTCATACTCATCTTTACCTACAAGCAATCCATTCCATTCTTTACGCATGTCTTTAATTCTGTATCTAAATCCAGAACGATCTGATAGTCCAAAAGCGTGTTTACCAGATGCAAAAGCTCCCATTATCCCACCCTATAAAAACTTAATTGAGGTGTTACAGTAAAACTAGACCTGTCTCTATCTTCACCCATAGCTCTTTCAAACTCTTCTTCGTAAACTGTCTTTAACAATTGTATTCTGTCAGGAGCTTTTTTCATAGATATGTAATATGCAAGTCCAGCAGTTAAGCAAGGATAGAATCTAAATGGTATTTCCATTGTATTAGTTGCACCGTCAGCATCTTGTATTCTAGTTAAAGCGTCATAATGAATGACATCTGTACTGTTTTCAGGTGCGGGCCAAATCTTTAAGTTAGGTGTTATTTGTCTATCGAGAAAAAATTGTGTCGGTCTACCTGTAGTTGTTTTAGTTGGGATTGCCAAATAAGTATCTCGACTAACTCTAGTCATGCTAAAATCTGTACCACTTCTACGAACAACAGCAGATAATATGTCAATGACATCTGTTCCTAATGAATAATCTGAATCACTTGATGTTAAGGCTTGTGTTCTTTGTTCTATTGTCCATTGATTTAAACCTCTATTAGCCCACTCTGCTAACATTATATTTAATGATCTTTTAGCAGTTTGAAGGTCGTATCCAGTACGAAGCTCTAATCCACATCTTTCAAATGCTTCTTCAATATATTCAGCTACGTCAAGTTCAAAATTTGTAGAGTTAGATGTTGTCATTTCTTTTTTCTCCTAAGAGATTTAACTCTTCTCGGTTTACCTGCTGGTTGTCCTATTCTATTCTTCTGACTTATTCTACTTCTTTTTTCTGCTGATGTCATCTCTGATCTAGTTTTAGGTGTTTTAGAGCTAACTCTTTTGCTTGGTCTGCAATAAGGAGTGCCTCTTTTTTCTCCTTTTTTACGACCACATGCCTTGCCTGTCTTAACGTCTTTCCAATCTTCTTTAAACCATCGTTTAAGAGCTAATCCAGATTTTGTTTTTCTTACAGCCATTATCTATACTTTGTTACTTTACGTCTGTTACTCATAACGATACCACAACCACGAGCTATATTTTTATTTTTAGCAGGTCTTTTACGTTTTTGTTTGGTAACATTACCGCCATTTTTTAACTCAACCACACCGCCTTCTGCTTTTTTCTTGGCATTACCATAATTAGACGCACCTACTTTTCTGCATTTTGCAATTGCTCCACTAGCATAAGCGGAAGGAAAAACTCTGTAGCGAGCTTTAACTTTTCTGTAACAAGCGTCTTTTGGCATTTTTTTTCACCTTTACTATTTTTTTTACTTTTTTCTTTTTGTTCGGTGGCTTTGATATTTGTTGACTCATTTGCGATCTACCCATAACCATTATTTTAACAACGATAACAATTCTGTTACCGCTCCCGTATTAGTTACAGCTATAACTGCTAAAGCACCAATGAGCATCCATTTAGCTTGAAAGACTGCTTTTTTAATATCTGTCATATCTGCTCTTAATTCATCAACATGTTTTACAAGATAGTCTTGTTTGGACTTCCATTCAGCAAATTCTATTTGCAAGGACTGAACATTTTTTTGTGTCATTAACATTTCCACCTTCTTCTAGCTTGTCGTAAACGACTATTAGGATTCTTTGCTGCTTTAGGAAATTGTTTCATTTGTCCAGCACTTCTTGCACAATATGATTTACGCCTCTTAGCTGCTGTGCTTCCCTTTTTTACTTTTCCTGTCACAGCAGTTTTTAATTTACTACCAGGATTATCTTTTCTGTATCTAGCGACACCTGCTTTAGTCATTCCCGCCCCACTTTTAGTGGAGCGAAAATACTTTTTAGTCTTTGGAGGTTGTTTGTCCTTTGCTCTAGCCATTAGGATAAGAACAAAGTAAGTTTATTACCACTGCCAGTGAAACCATGTATATATGCTCCACTTTCAGCTAACACACCAGCATCTGGAATGTTTAAGGTATGCAATCCAGTAGGAAAACTTTGAAGCAATATAGTTGCTCCACCTGATCCATCTTTGATAGTCAACACACCAGCAGCATTACCAAATATAACAACTTGTCTTATCCTTGACCTTGCAGGACCTACAATCGCTGCATCATCACCTTGATCGTGATTAAATGCTTTTACGTCAGACCTAACTGCCATGATAACCCCCTATTATTGATCAGCGAAAGCTGGAGCGTCTTCAGAAACTACATTACCCCAAACATAGTAATTAGTACTATCTTTACCAACTATGTTTATTTCCATGCTACCAAAGTCAGTTAATGTTAACTTTGAGTTAGAACTTCCATTTGCATAAACAGAAACATTGTCTGCATTTGTATCTAAATGCTGAACATTTCCTAAGAAAAAGTTAGTGTTACCAGGAGTAATAATAATCAAATTTTCTGCTTCTTCTGCTGCTCCTGCATAAATAAACTTAAAACTTGATCCTGCAATCGGAGCAGGTAAAGTTATTGTTCTATTAGAACCAAGTGCTGGAACTGCTAGAACTCTTCCACTATGTGTTGCATTATCAAGAGTTTTATCCTCATCTCCTAATGCAACTGGTGCATCACCCATAGTAATGACTTCTGTAATTACTCCAGTAGTAGAATTTTTACTGATAGTTTTAAGCGTACTTTCAGACCTTATTGGACCTGAAAAAGTTGTATTAGCCATGTCAATCTCCTTGTCTTGGCAATTGTCGAAGTTAATTCTTCGTCAAGGTAATTTAATTATACATAAAAAAAGGGTGACTCGCAAGCCACCCTTTCAATAATCGAACAATTGTTCGTTAAGCTGCGCCTGGTGATCCAAACACACAACGAGGATCAGAGAATCCAAAAGCATATCTTTCTCTTGCTTTGTATCTCATGTTTCCTGTGTCGAAGTCTGCTTCCATGCTTGTGCTTAATGGTGTTCTTTCAAAATATTTGAAACCATTTGGAGCATCTGTTTTGATGAAGAACGCATCTGTATCTGTTAAGAAATGGTTGATAACGTAACCTTCTGGTAACATTCCCATGTTCTTAATTGCGTTTACATCATTGTCAGCAGTTCCTGATCTTAAAGTTGACTCTAACAAACGATCAGCTACAAACTGTAGTGCTGGTGGAATGATTAACTTCATACCACGAAGAGCTACAATCATGTTTCTCTCGTCAACAAAATTAGAAATGTCAATTAATGCACTTTCTAATGATGTTTCGTTCAAGTCAGCGGCTGCTGATGGCTCATTTGAAAATGTTCCACCACCACCTAGAGGATGGTCTGTAGCACAAAGCTCTTTTCCATCACCACCAGTAAAGCTAGAACTAAACGCATTGTTTAGAACTGAAGCAGCTTTTACTTGCTTAGTGTGTGCCATTGATCTTGCTAGTGCCTTTGTGTATCTAGCACCAAGACGGTCATAGAGATTATCTTCCATTGCTTCCTCAGTTAATGCGAAAGCTAATGCAACTGTCTCCATTGTATATCTTGATGTATATACTTCGTTTGCACTATCAAAAGATACGCCAGCACCCTCTGATTTAGTTGCAGCATTGCCGAAACCACTGATCATCACTTCTTCTTCAAACGCTCTGTCTGAAGATTCTGTGTCATAGATTTCTGCATGCTCGTTGTCGTAACGGTCATATTCCATGCCAAACAGGGCATTTAGACCAGGTTCTAGTTCTTTAACTAGTTGCGCTCTTGATATAGCCATAATCTAAACTCCCTTATGCTAATCCTGCACCCTTTTGTCCAAATATGTGATTTTGAATCACAACATAGACATTGGTTGCATCTGATGAAACATCGCTATTCTCTGGATCTTGCGAAATATCAATCGCTTTCAGAGGTAAACCAGCAGTAGTCGCACCTGTTGTTACATCTAACTCTGCACCAGAAATACCAGTTACAGTTGAACCTGCGGTGGTATAAACAATGTCAAAGTTACCTAATAAATCTGCAATTGGAAATGCAGCGTCAGCTTGGATTTCAAAGATAACGCTTGGGTCATCTATAATGAAAGCCTCAATGTCACTAGCATTTGTGCTTGCAGGGTAAAAGTTGGAAAAAGTTTCTTTTCCAGTTGTAGGGTCTGTATATCTACAACCATTGAACACTCCAACTATTGGAACAGTACCACCATCAGCGTGAATTTCTACGCCTCCGCCAGTGACTTGCATAACCATGTCACCTTGAAATATAGCAGTTCCATAATTGGCAGCGATTCTATATCGGGATTGTCCGCCAGTATAGGGTGTTCCACCTATTCTTTTGACAGGACGCATTCCGAAAGCAGCATCTTGATTTGCCATTTCTATCTCCTAAAAATTAAAATTATGAGTCGGACTTCTTGCCACCAAAAGCGACTTGAGACCTTCTCTCGGGTTTAAGCATAGGCATTGCAGCATTTGAATCTCTCATCATATCTCTGTCAATAGCCTCCATTTGATTATTTGTTTTGCTTTGATAATATTGATTTCTCTGCTCAACAAGTTCATCAGGTATCCGTGCCAACAAAAGACCACCCTGACCGATTACTCCAGCATTCTTGCCTTCATCAATTATAGGTGCATCAAAGTCTGGATATTCTTCAGCACGAACTAATTCATATCCTTCTCTCAATCGTTTATGGATGTTTGATCTATCATCATATTCCATAACTCGTTCTCTTATCCATCTGTGCTTATATCCCACAGGTGCTTCTGGAGCGTCAAGTGTTGACGGTGGCTTCCACTGTTGTACTCTCGCAGTTTTTTCACGAGTTTGCGACTCTCGATTAGTACGGTCTGCCATTACGCTGCTCCCTTATTTTTTTCTATTTTTGCTACTTCCTGTGCATATTTTTCTAATGGTATTCGCATCTTTTTTGCAAATGCCACTTGACCTGGAGTAAGCTCAATAGTTTTTTTACCACCCTTTTTGATTGACCGTCCACTGGACGCAGGAGCAACAGATTGGGCGTTCTTCTGTACTCCCTTAAACTTATGAGGAAACTCACCAGCCATACGTTTACTGACTTCAGAATAATAATCATCAGTAGATGGATCGAATCCTTCTTGTGCCACTAATTGTTCGTGTATTGCTTGCGCGCCACGAGTCATAACCATATCAGTTCCAAACCAAGAATTGTTATCCAGCCATTTTTGTAGCTTTGGATCTAAGTCTTGTTTTTGAGGGGTCTGCCTCGTTTGCGTAGGGGTCTGTTGGACATCGCCCTTTGCCTCATTATCTCTAGTTGTTCCCGCTTGCTCAGTACGAGCTTTTTGGATTCTAAGTCTTTCGTTTTCAATAGCGAGTTTAGCCATGAGGTCACTCGCTTCAGACATTTTGTCAGCATCTCCAGCATCAAAAGCCTCCTTGTAAAGTTTCTTAGCTTGAGCAGTTTGTGATTCAATTCTATTACCAAACTCAGAGGTATAACCTTGATTTAACTGATTAAGCTGTTGCTTTAATTGTTCGTTCTCATCTTTTTGCTGTTGTGCAAAGTTATAAGCTGCATCTGCTTCTTCCAGTGCTTGCTTACGTTTAGCAGTTAATTGATTGATTCTTTTTTGAACATTGTCGCTATATGCTTCAAGTTCTTCTGGTTCTTCAGTTTTTTCCTGAACAATTGTTCGGTCTTCTTCAACTTCTTTTTCAGGTTTAGTTTCTAATTTTTTTTCAACGACAGGTGTTTCGTCTTCTACTTCATAGACAAAGTTTTCTTCCTGTGCTTCTTGCGTTTGTGTATCGTTATTCATCATGCTCTCCATTATATATAAGAAATATCTTTAGGGTCAAGTATAGATGCGATAATATTATCGTCATTTATGATTCTTAGCTCTAAACCGTCCACTTTGAACTTATTTCCAGCATATCTACCCATAAGTACCCAATCTTTCTCAGAACACCACGCTCCACTTGGGAATTTATCTTTATCTTTGTAAGCGTCAGGACCTATCTTTACGACATAGGCTACAACACTTGCAAAACTCTCACGATCCCTAGTCTTATCAGGTATGATAATACCATTAACCTTTTCTGGAACATAATACGGAATGACAAGCATTCTGTAACCAGTTGGCTTGGGTAAACGATCAAGAGCTGATCCTTCCATTTTAGAAGGGTCTTTTGAGTTTGGATTAGCATCTTCTTTATTATCAAATGCTTTACTTATAGAAGGGGGAGTTGGGTTTACTTTTTTTTGTGCCATAAACCGCTCTGGCACGATCAGTTTCTTAGTCATCTAAGTCTGTACCTTTCATCGAGGATTTTAATTCTTCTTCAATCCAAGTCATTCCTCGTATTTGACCTGTTATGAACCGATAGTCTTCCATTGAGTCTATCGAACCATCAGCCAAAGATTGAGCTAAATCCTCTTTTCTTTGACGTATGTTCTTATATAAATACTCTGCTAATTTGATTCCGTCCACAATTATTTTCCCCTACGTTGTAATACTTTCAAACATTTTACATGCTTGTAATAAAAATAATTACCTATTTTATTAAAAAATTTAGCTAATCTCAACCAATGCCATAACATTATTTAGTTAATCCTTTTTGCTTTTCATATGTCCTCAAGCCGCCCAATCCGAGCATTCCCATCAAAACCGTCATAAG